GAAAATCGATGTTGAAGTCTCAGAATTAAACGATAATTCTGGTGTAGTAGAAACAACGCTGGTGGGCAAAAAGGAATATAAGACCACCGATGAATTGAAAGCTGGTAAAACCGACACCGAAGATTTTATAAAAGATCTGGATACCGCCAAAATCACAGAAATGGTAAAAACCTATGGCTCTCTATGATTTTAACCATGATACTACTTTGAATCAATCGACATTAAAAAACATTCCTTTCGGGCTACCGAGAGATGCTGCCGTAAGTCAGCTTAGCGACAGCGAAGGCGGCAGGAAGACGCTTACAGGGGATGAATATAATACATATCCACAATATGTAGAGGATTTTATCACGCCCGGTTTCAGAGCACTGGACGAAGCTGTAAAGCAATATTGGACCGGTATTAGAGTGCCTACGAAAGATGCGTATAGATTCATGAAGGTAAGGATCGCCGGCGGAAGCAAGTCAATATTGGTCTGGCGTGGTGATTTAAAAGACGGTAGAACCAAATTACCTGTCGCTGCTATTAGTCGAACATCGCACGAGTTTAATAAGGATAAATTTAGTCCGACTTACTTGTCGATGGGTAATAGATATTTAAATACATCCGGGTCCATGGTGGCTAAGTTATATCGTCCGGTTCCTTACAATGTTACTTATGAAATGGGCGTCTGGGCTGAACATAAGAGAGATGCAGAGTATATATTATATCAAGTGTTGACTAGATTTAATCCAATGGCAGAGCTGCGGATGTTTGATGGTAAGTTAGCAGGGAATGTGCAAATGAAGTTAAATAGCGCTGCCGACAATAGTGATAAAGAAATCGGTAATGATTCTATGGCCAAGGTTAAATATGATTTTAGCTTTACAGCTGAAGCTTGGTTACCTCTCCCACAGGTAGTAGTACCGGCCGTTGTCGGCCAAGTGACAGCATATTACACACCAACTTAAGAGAATATATGATGGAAGACAAAAGAAACAAACCAAAATCTAATAAAATTGTTAGACGCCCCTCTGTACAAGATGCAGTTGTTGAAGTTAATAAAGTTACAAGAATGGTAAGAGTATTTAATAGCTGCAAGCAAATGATACCACTACAAATGCGGCCTCCAGGCACTAGTTTTTATCGTTACGAGCAACAAATCCGTTTAAATCCTGGGCAGCATGCGTTGTTACCTCTCGACCATTTAAGGGAAGACCAGATCGAAAATCTTCAAAAAAGAGGATTTATCAAGATAATCTATGATTCTGGTTCGAGAAATTCTAAGCAAAATTAATATAAGTTGGAACAGCATTAAAATAAGAGGAGTTAAATATGGCCGTATATCTATCACCTGGGGTATATCCTCGTGAAATAGACCTTTCTCTAGTAGCTTCTTCCGCTGGGCCACTTCGCCCCGCCTTCATCGGTACTGCTCAACGTGGCCCCTTAAACATACCAACATTTATTTCTGGCGCTGAGTCCGCAATTAACACCTTCGGGACGCCTTTTGTTGAGAGTTACTTGATGTTTGCAGTTCTTGCATACATGGAAGATGGTGACTCTGCTTATGTGATGAGAGTCGGAGTAGAGTATTCTTCAGCTTTGCCGACAAGGCTGTTAGATATAAGCATCGACAATACTCCTAATAGAACATATGGTTGGGGCAGAGTTCCGGTCTTTACCGGTATTGATTACGGCAGAATTAATTTAAGAGAGCCATCGGTAGCCAATCCAGTTGTATTTCATAATGCTAGTGTGTCCACTCCGACGTTTCAAAATGCTGGCTCTGAAGCCACGGCCCCTGACACAGAAGCTAGCCTTGCAATCACTGGCACATACGTTGGTACTCTATCTGCCACTTATGTTCTAGAGATTACTAGCAATACTAGCATCAATCCGGCAACCGACCTTTTTTATAAGATAAATGGTGCAACCTATCGTGTGGTTGATACTTCCTATGACAGCGGGGATGCAGATTATGTAGTAGCATCTGGAACTCTGGCCAACACTTCTGACTCTGGAACTTCTAGCTCTTTTGCTGTACAAGGCGCCATTCTTACTGGCGTAATCACAGTAAGCTCAGGCAGGTTAAGTGATGGCGATATGTTTCAGTTCGAATTAACTCCTAAGAATAGAAACTTCCGTATCGCTGTAGAAGGCTCGACTCATTCTTATGACGATAGTATCGGTGCTGGGACATATGATAACACTGTAGACCTTGTTGATGCATTGAATGCCGCTATCGTCACAACCGGTGGCCATGACTTCGTGTTTGTTGCTGCTGTAGATGAATCTGGGGCTAGTGTGCCACAGATTAGGTCGTCTGCCAACGGTGATAGGATTCAGATAGTTAATGGCGAGGCTTGGGCTTTAACACTTGGAGTTTCGTTATATCAATATGATATACCGCGAGCACGAATTATATCGACCAAGACTGATCCTTACGATCTGACTTCAGATAATAACCAGTTTGTTTTAAAGGTAGTATCAGCCGCATCTAGTTTAACCATTACAGCTAATTTGGTCTCTGGCTTAGGTCAAACGGCTGATAATATTTCGGCCCAATTGAATACCTTTGGTACTATAGCTGGTATAGATTATTTCGAAGCTTTTGCTATAAATGTTCCTAACTCGACTGGTATGGCTATTGTGGTCGCTACCACTCCTAACAATGAGTTAGATTCATTATTCGTTCTTGCTAACTATACTAACATTAAGACCTTACGATTCACTGAGGAAATCGGTTTACTTTATCCTTATGGCGGCGCTTACCGCGGTTTTTCTGATGAACGTGTGTTGATGCCTGTAGAAAGCGATGATCCTGAAATACCTTTATCTTGCGTCACAGACTCAACCTCTGACGAATGTGCTCAAGATTCTGCCTATTATCAGAGCATTGTTGGTTGGTTTGTTGGAACATCAGCCGGGACCTGGATAGGTGAATATGATGCTGTTAGAGACACGTATAAGGGTTACACAATTGGTTTGCAGCTTGTAAGCACAAATGTACCAACTACAAGTGAGAAATACCTCGTTACGGTTAAAGATTCATCCGGTTTTATTGTTGACTCCATTTCTGACGTCTCATTCGATGCGGCAGATGTTCGTTATATCGGTAATATAATAAACCCTGGCTCTTCAATAGGCGGTACCAATGGTAATTCTATTATTAATTGGATAGAAAGACCGTCTTATATTGGCGCAGATGAATCCAGAAATCCTGCTTCATTTAGCAATAAACAATTTAGAGGAATGGCTAACGGTATCCCAGCCGACCCAGCCGACTCTGCTACTTACCTAGACGCCGCCGTAATAGGTAATCCTGCTACCAGTTCCGGACTTTATGCATTTCAGAACCCAGAAGCATATGATATTATGTTACTTGCTATCCCAGGATTTAGTTCTGGTGCTGTGATTGGCTCTGCTTTGCAACTTTGCGAAAATCGCGGCGATGTTCTGTTTTTAGTCGATCCTCCAATTGGGCTTAGACCACAACAGGCTATTGATTGGCATAATGGACTACTTTATGATGATCTTGATCACGCCATCAATAGTTCATATGGTGCTCTTTATTGGAGCTGGCTTAGAATATTCGATCAATTTAGCGCTGAAGAACGTTGGGTTCCACCTTCTGGGCATGTTGCTGGCATATTTTCGAGAACCGCCCAGAACACAGAGGTCTGGTTTGCGCCGGCTGGTCTGAAGCGTGGTCGTATCCTAACAGCTCTTGCTGTTGAGTATAACCCCACACAGTCCGAACGTGATTTGCTTTATGGTTCGGGAAATAGTGTTAACCCGATTGTTAATTTCGCTCAAGAGGGTATAGTGATCTTTGGCCAGCGGACTCTTCAGCGTTCACCAACTGCTCTTGATAGAGTGAATGTAAGAATGTTGATGATTTATATTAAAAAGAATTTAACTTCCATCCTAAGGCAGTTCATTTTTGAGCCAAATGACCGCACGCTCTGGGCACAGGTTTTTACTGTTGTAAATCCTTTCCTTTCTGAGATAGCTGCGAGGAGGGGTTTGACCGGATACAAGGTAGTCGTCGATGCGTCTAACAATACTCCTGAAAGGATCGACAGGAATGAATTGTGGGTGTCGGTATTTTTACAGCCTACTAAGTCTGTGGAATTTATCGTCTTGAACATGGCGGTATTAAAAACCGGTGCTTCTTTTGCAGCAGAAGAGTCATTGGCTGCCGCTGGCCTTGTAACTATCTAATAACATTCTTAAGGAGATTCTTAAATGCCAGGATTTAACATTGGACAAATTGGCGGTGGCGGGTTTGGCGCAAATTCCCCTTCTAATATCATGGAAACTAGAAGGACATACCGATGGTATTTTGAAACCATCGGCAGAGGCAATAATGACTGGAAACCTAAAGAGCTTTTGGTTTTACAAAAAGCTAAAAGGCCGACATTTAAATTTTCAGAATTAGATATGCAGCACCAGCAAGAAAAGGCTTATTATGCTGGTAAGCAAGAATGGGAAGCATGTACGTTGACTTGGTATGATGTAGAACAAGATCCAAATATTTCCCAAGGTTTGTATGTCTGGCTTGAGTCTGTATGTCGCTTAGACACCATAGGTGTAAATCATCCTAAGAATTATAAGAAGACAGCCACACTGAAGTTAGTCGATGGTGCTGGTACTACCAATGAACAATGGGATATGTATGGTACTTGGCCTACTAACTTTAACTGGCAAGAATTGGATTATACCGGCGATGCCATCTTGACTTGCGATGCCACAATGAGATATGATAGAGCTATACGTAAGTGTTCTAATCCTCAGATCCCTGGCCCTCTAGGTTCCAATTGTCCTGCAGTTAGCTAGAAGGCGTAATACCTATGCCAGGATTTTATATTCCGATTGATAAATCGAATTGTAATGATAAAGATAGTGGCAATGTTTCTAGGGATTATTCTAACACGCTTACGCCTAACCACTTAATGGAAACAGCCAGAAATTACCGCTGGCTGTTCGAATTACTCCCAGCGCTAGATGCGCGGGCATTTAATGGTTCGATCAAGTCAGAAGCTCCAGGCAATCTTCTAGTTTACCTTAAAAAGTGCGACAGACCCACGATGGAATTCGACGAAATTCCAATCCATAATGGGCCTCGGACCATATATAGGCCTGGCAAGTTTAAACATAATCAGATCAAATTAGAATTTAACGAAGTTTTCGGGCCTGTATCATGGACCGATGGTCCTGCTGTCAGAGTATACGAGTGGATGAGAAAATTAGTGTTTAAGACAGAAAAAGGAATTTATTCTAAATTCTCGGAATATGCTTTTAATGCGAAGTTAGCGCTATTAGATGGTAAAGGCCAATACCTACACATTTATGAACTTTTTAATTGTTTTCCTCTTAATGTAACACCTTCGAGTTTAGATT